CTGGACCTCGGAACGGTCCGTGGTCCAGCAGCCGCTCGCATAGCCGGCGTATTCCAGCTCGCGCCCCATGTCGTACGGCGATTCGGTCAGCACGAGCGTGACGGCGAGGCCGGCGCGCCGCATCAGGATGATCACATCCGGCGAAAAGAAAATGGCGGCGACGACGATGACGGCGTCGACCTGTTCGCGCAGCGCTTTGATCAGCGCCTCGGTGCTCGCGTGGTAAATGAGATCGCCGGTGGTCGGTTCCTTGCCGGTCGGCTTGCCATCGAAGCGCCACTCGCCGAGCAGGTACCGGCGCGCGCGCGCGAGGCGCACGTCCAGGCGGTACCGGACCACGTCAACACCATGCGCGACGAGACCCGCGCAGAGACCGGCCTCGACTTCGGCCGTGCCCCACGCCGCACCGGACTCGACCACGAGCACCTTCATGCGGCGATCTCCTCGCCGCTCTGCACCGGCGCGACGAAGACCTCGTACTGCCCGCCGCGGTGCAGCCAGTTTTCGTCGGTGACTTCGTCCAGCTCCGCATAGCGGACGCGCTCCACCCGTTGACTGAGCATCAGTACGTAGCCGTCGACGGGGTACGTCGTGTCGTGGAGGAGCTGATGTATCCGGTATGCGGCGGCCTTCACCGTCGAGCTGTCGGTGGCGAGCACGACCGCCTTCACGAGATACAGGTACCGCTCCCATCCGCCTTCGCTGTGCACGGCCGGCATATCTTCGTGATGCAACTGCGAGACGAGACCGTAGCGCGTGAGGTTAGGGGAGCCGGTGAGGTCGAACCACACGCCCCCGGGCAGCAGCGCGCGCAGCGCCGTGTCGCCGGTCAGCACGGCGAGGACCGCCTCATCGACTTCGTTGCTATCAGGCAACGGCACCGGACACCTGGAACCCTTCGCGCCGCACGAGCGCAACCTGATCGCGGAACACGTCGAGCCGCGTCCGCTGAATGATCGGGACGAACGTCGGATGCGGCCGGCCGCCGCGCGCCGTGCCGAATTCGTACAGGTGCGCGTGTGGCGCCGCGCTGATCACGCGGACGCTGGCGCCGCCGCGCGCGGTTTCCGCACGGTCCGCGCGCACGCCCCGCTTCAGCCGGCCGGTGACTTCGGGATACGCATCGCGGATCTGCTCCGCGGCCTTCGTGCCGTGGCCGGTCAGGATCGCGGCCGCTTCCATCACGAGATGGTCCGGCATCCGCCGCAGCTCCGCGCGCAGCTCGTCGAGACCCTCGATGACTAGTTGCGCTTTCACTGCGCCGGCCGCTCCTCGACGGCCAGGACGAGTTCTTGATCGCGCTCGTCGGTGATCTGCACACCGGCGATGTAGAACGTCCGCGCGTTGAACAGCACGCGCGCCTGTTCGGTGACGTTCGGTTGGAAGGGCAAGGTGATGACGTGCGTGGCGCGGGTCTGCACGCCGCCGGCCACGAGCTGCTCCCGGTTCTCCTCGGTGGCGTCCTGAATCGCCGCCCACGGATTCGGCGGCACGAGATCGATCCACGTCTGCGTGTAGCCGCCATCGCCGTCGGGCATCGGCGGTCCGGGCCGCTGCAACCAGATCCGATGCGGCCGCTTGCTGACGGTATTCGTACTGAGCCGCGGCATTAGCTGATCCGGGCGGGCCGGTACCCGCTGATGACGTGTTCATAGCCGAGCGGCAACTCGGTCGCGATGGTGCCGAGCGCCATGATGTCGCGCCCGAGCGTGAGGTAGTGCGTCGCCAGGAGTCCGACCGCATGCACGAGCAGCGGCGGGATCTCCGCGGCGGTCTTCCAGCCGGCGACGATCTTGAGACCGAACGGTTGAAATGTCATCGACGTGCCGGCGACGGCCGACGTAATCAGCACGCGCGCGGGATTGCTCATCGAGTCGATGACGTAGCCGGCTGGATCGAGCGGGATCGCCGTGCCGTCGGCCGCAATCGTGTACGCCTCGAGGACCTGCTGCAGCGGCGCGCACACACCGGGCAACAGAATCGGCTCGTCAGTAGCGAGATAGTCGAAGCGCACGTCGCGTGTTTGCTCTGGCAGCGCGAGGCCCGTATCCATTTCGACTTTCGCGCGCGCGGCGCTGATGAAGCTCCGTAACAGGGCATCGCGCTCATCGCCGGCGACCCACACAAAGCCGGCGCGCAGCTTGGCTTCCTCGAGCGTCAGCGGTTCGAATTCGGGCGGGTCAATCAGCACGGAGACGCCGTGTTGTCCGCCGCTCCACCATGGGACGTTGACGGTGAGCTCAACCGGCACCGGCTTGGCGCGCGGCCAGACGATAGGTGTGCCGCGGGCCGGTCCGCTCATGGCCGCACCTTCGCGGCCGGCAGCGGTGTCGGCGCCGGGGGCGCGGCCGGCGTTACCGGGCCGCCGGTCACGATGAGCGTCGGTACCGGCAGCCCGCGGCGCGCCGGCAGACTCGTCACGACGCCCGGACCCTTGTAGTCCGGCGACACGCACGTACAGTGCGGCGCGCAGCAGACGATGCACGGACCGGGCGAGGGACGGAACAGCATCACCGGCGTGGTTTCCGGCCGGCGCCGGCCTCCGTCTGCGGCGTCGAGATCGCATCCGTGGGCGCCGGTGGGGTAACGGGCGCCGCCGCTGGTGTCGCGTCGACCGCGAGACCGTCCGCGATCATCCGGGCGGCCTGTGTGCGGCGCACGGCAATCACCGTTCCGGCGGCGCCCTGCTCGTGATGTTTCAACAGCTTCACGAGCTGACGAGTAATCGGCATGGCAGAACCTCCGACACGCCGGCCGGCGGCGAGACCGCTCGCGCGCCGGCCAGCTCGAGGATTACGTGAGCGCGGTCACGGTACCGAACGCACCGGGACGATAGACGGCGAGCGCGAGCCGTTCCTCCGCGCGAATCGCCACCAGATTCTTGATGAAGAAATCCTGATGCGAATTCGACGCCTCGACGCGGATGCCGCCCTTGCGGAAGACCTGCCCGCCCATCTTGAACGCCCCGACGAGGCCGGTGCCCGCGACGATGGACGGCGTGACGGCGACGGGGAGACCCCAGAGCGTGGGCGTGGGCGGCGCGGCGAACGGCCCGCCACCGATGTAGGCGCCGGTCGAATCCTTCATGAGCTGAATCGGCGTCCAGTTCGCCGGGTTCAGCACGTAGCCGTCGGGCATGAACAACGACGACTGAAAGATCGCCATCGTCTGGCGGAACAGCGCCTCCGCGTTGGTGTCGGGCGCGATGCCTTTTGCAATCGACGCCGCGAGGCCGGAGCGGTTCAGGATACCGACGATGTCGGGCGGCGTGGTCGTGCCGTTCAGGAGCTGATCCTCTTCCTCGATCTCGACGCCCAGGCGGAGGCGCGCATCGATGTAGGCGCGGATCTGCGCCACGTCTTCCAGCATCTCCTCCGAGACCGGCAGCCAGTGCGCGATCTTGCGGACCGGGTCCGAGACCTGATCGAAGACCAGCGCGGACTCCGGCTTCGCGGCGCCTTCGGCCACGCTGTTCGCCGCGTTGGTGAACGTCGTTTCCTTCATGTAGGTGACGACGTTCGAATCGGTCGTGCCCGGTGAGAACAGATCCGCGACGACGAGGCGCTTGGTCTGCGTCTGCAGAATGCCCGCCTGATAGTCGGGGATGACGAGCTTGCCGCCGGACGCCGCGTCTTCGGTCAACGTCGTGCCGAACAGCTCCACACTCGGCGACCGCCATGCCGCGCTCGTGCGATGGCCGCCCTTCCGGAAAAACTCCATCGCGTCCGACTCGACAAACTGTTGTCCGAGGGTTTTCCGGACGCGCGCGAACGCCAGCGCGGGATCGCCGCCGGCAGGACCGGCCGGGCCGCGGCCGCCCGTCAGCGCCTCGATCTGCGCGGACAAGCTCTGCTGGCCTTCGGCGCGGAGGATCTGCGCCTGAATCTTGCGCGCGTCCGCGGTGATGGTATCGATGGCGGCCTTCTCGTCGGCCGTGATCGCGCGGTCTTCCTTCTCCGCGGTTTCCATCGTTCTGGCGAGCAGCGAGGAGCCTTCGGCCTTTTTCGCGTCGAGGTCGCGTTGCAGTGCAGCGATATTCATGGGTGATCCTTTTCGGGCGAACCGTGGCCGGCGGCGCCGGCGGATTACGGCATGCCGACTTGAAGTAAGTCGCGTTGCATGGAGCGGAGCCACGCGCGATCCTGGCCGGTGGCCCGGAGGGGCTCCTGCGGCGTGTCGCGGGTGACGCGAGCGAGGGTCTCCTCGAGCGTCCCGATGCGGTCGACCATGCCGAGCGCGAGCGCCTCCTCGGCGTTCACGACGGCGCCTTCGGCGTAGCCGGTGCGAATCTTCGCCGGCTCCACGCCGCGGCCGCGGCTGACATCGGTGACGAATAAGTCATACGCCGCATCGACGCGCGCTTGCATCGCCGCGAGCGCGTGATCGGTCAGCGGGGCATCCGGATTGCCGTCGAGCTTGTACTTGCCGGCGGACACGTAGGTGCGCGTGACGCCTTCGGCGCCGAGGGCTTTGGAGAGATCGTCGTGAATGGCGTAGACGCCAATCGAGCCGACCGAGGCCGACGGCGCGGCGATGATCTGCCGCGCGGCCGCCGCGATCCAGTACGCCGCGGAGCACATCTGAAAATTCGCTTGCGCGATGATCGGCTTGACCGCGCGCGCGGCGAGCACTTCGCGCGCAAACTCGGTCGCGCCGGCGACGTTGCCTCCGGGCGAGTCAATGTCAAAGACGATGGTCTGGACTTTCGGATCAGCGACCGCCGCGCGGAGCTGCTCGCCGAGC